CTATTTTGAAGGTTTTGCAGTGGCCCCAAGGCGTCTGTACACCCGCTTGGTTATATCGCTTTTTGAGTGGCCCAACAGCAGGCTGGCGTCCTCAATGTTCTTGATTTCAGAAGCCGCCTTCGGTCGAATATCCCTGAATTGGAATGCAGCAATCCGACTAGCCAGCAGCGAGTCCTCTTCATCGGTAGCCGCTTTCTTGGCCTGTTCCCGCGCTTCATCCCACCGTTTACGCAACATGGCTGCAGTCATGCGCTTGCCGTGCTTGTTCACAATTAGGTAGCTCGAGCTGTGCTGAGCATTGCGCTCTGAAATCACGCGAATCAAAGCTCCGAGGCTATTCTCCTCCCCATCATCCTTCACCATAAAGATCCGAAGCCGCTGCTGGGTCTTATTCTGTTGAACCAGCAAGTAATCCCCCTCAACATCATCCCGACGCATCATCAGTACATCGGCCGGCCGCTGTCCGGTGAGATAGGCCAGGTCCATGGCCTCTTTTAGTTCGGGTGGTGCTTTTTTATAAACGGCATCCCACACCGCATCATTGGCATAGAAATCCCTCGGCTTTTCTTTGTTTTTGCGCACGCCCTGACATGGGTTTTCGCGTGTCGTAAGCCCCCACTCTCTGGCCATATTAAAAACATGTGAAAGAGTAGCGAGCTCTCTATTAGCTCGAACCTTTGCCGTCCGTTTATCTCGGTACCCGGCAATTGCCGCAGGTGTAATCGAATCAATGGGTGCGTCGTCGAACATGGGGCGGAGCTGCTTGAGTTCGGCCAAGTTATCCTTCTGGGTGCGAGGTGCCTTCTTCGGAAGAATATCGCGGATGTAGCGGTCAAATATTCCCTTCATCATTGTCAGATCGACTGGCTTCTCTTTTGCTTCAAGCTCAGCCCATTTAACCCGCGCTATATCCAGATCGCACCCTAAGGCTATTTCCTTCCCCGTTGCATCCCGGTAATAGAAGCCAATCCAGACTGTCCCGTTTTTGCGTGGGCGTTTACGACGTACCATCCCTGGCGGCAGATCCCTGTTTTCGGTCTTGCGGGGCCGCATATTAATTCACTCTAGAAAAATCAGGGGTCCAGGCTTGGGCTGTTGGTGGGGGAGGTAGGGGCGCTAAGGTTGGCGAGATTATTCCCAACTTCATGCGGGCGAACATCCGGCCAACGAGAGGGCGCCCACCGCGACTCTCGACAAAGACCCAATTTCGATCTTTGAGCCACTGGCGCTGATAACCGCGGTGCTTGTATCCAGTCAGGTCAGCAAGCTCTTCCTCAGAGAGGATTTCAGTTTCCATGGTGTGTCTCCATGCTGTCGCGCTGGACAGTACTGGGTAAATTAGAGTTCGGTTGGGAACCATTCGGTGTCGTACTCGATCTGGGAAACATGTTCAGGTGTTATGTGGGGTAGGTCTCGCTCGAAGTTGAGGCAGCCGTGAGGGCACTTAATTTCAGGCATAACTTCGTCCTTGCTGCTGTGGCGGCTGAATTTGAAGGGAATGAGGGGTATGAAGAAGCGGTCTTAGACGCGAGCAAATGTCTTTGGTATAAAGAAGGTGTTCGTTGAGCGTATTTCAGGGGTTGAATTTGAGAACGTGTAGCGAGCAGGAGTCCCGGAATGCTTGTTGGGACCCGCCCTTAGTAATGGGCAGTGATCAATGGACTTAAGTATTGAGCTTCGAGTTAATCTGCTCCCTGCCAATCTAGGCCAAAGTCTCAAAGCTTTAGTTCATTGATCACATCTATTTAGGCTGCTCGACGGTTTCCCGTACGGGCAGCTAAGCATTTCCGCCTTCCAGGGGGCGATACAGGCTTAATCCCGCCTTACCCACCTTCACTCTTTGCAGCCTCCATGGTCTGAGCTATGTGATTCCTGTTTGGTGTTTGATTTCGCGCCACGGATCATTTGCTCGAGCCAGTGCAGTCATTGGCGGCAGGCTGACGCTGTTTGTGCAGATGTGCGTCAGGTTAGTTGGTTCAAGCTTTGAGAGGTTGTTAGTTGCTATATGAGTGTCTATATATGACGATAGTATTCAAACGAAGTGATCATTCAGTGTTTTAAGCTCCCTTCTAGCTATTTTGCTACTTGCCTCGAAATATCAGTCCTGATGAGTTGGCGTGGTCCGTTAAAGTAGAGTAATAATATAAACAGCGAGTTGGCTTTTACAGTGTGATAAATGCCGTTAGGGGGGATCTAGTGCTTGACAGTGACCAAGTTGAAGAGCTAGTGAGGCAGGAAGTGCGCCGTAAATATGCTTTTTATAAGCCTTCGATGATTTATGTGAAAACTAATGAGCGCACTGTTAGTTTTTCTTTGGGGACGAAGCTCAGAACTTGGAACTACCTATTAATTGATGGTCGAGCCCATGTGAACGGCCCAGAACAGGATGACACTCAGGACGAGATGAAGTTGTATTGGGCGGGGCATGCAGATTAGCTTGATCAAATCTCTCCAGTAGAGAACTCCCTTTCGGGGCACCTACATAGTCTTCTCCTGTTGGCGGGTGCGCAGGGTGGTTAATTTGTAGTTCATGAGACTCCAGCGTGTCAGTCACGGAAGGCGAATGAGCTCGGCTAGTTGATCGTCGCTCATGCGGTCAGCGCCGCGAATGTAGCGCGATATTAAATCCTGCTCTTCATCGATCCCGGTGCGCACCATGGCTCGTTTCAGTGCGGTGTCATCATTGTGATAGAGCGCTGTGACAATTTTTCGTGACAACAGGAGCGCTTCTTTTTCCTTCGCGCTCAGCTTGTCGCGGTGGCGTTGATCGCGCTTCCGTTCGGTTGCAGATTTGGCCATTGCTTGCCTCTTCAAGTCCGCTGGGCGGCAGGTGGTGTTGGGTTTGGCGAAGACGGCGTTGCACGTAAGTCCTGATGCGCCTCACAGATGGCTGCCGAAGAAGGCGAATACAGTCAATATTGCGCCGATACGTAATGCCCAATTTCGAAGGGCTTTCCCGAATTTCTTAATGTCGAGCTGCCCCGCTTTGGCTTCCAGCTCTCGGGCATGGCTGGTTGCATTGTTGTGCCCGAAGCGCTCTGCCACGACCACGCCAGTAGCCCGGTGGATGAGCGAGAAAGTGTTGTTGCCGCTTGGTCGAACAATGATCAGCGGCGCCAATGGTGGCGGCATTACGCCGGGCTTTTGGTAAAACTCGGCTGTGGCCTGGCGTGTACGCGCGCGCAACCCTTCGAGGGCAGTGACGCGCTGAGCAAATGATGTGTGCATGGTCGATCCTCGACTTGTGTTACGGGTATTCGTCAGCGCTCAGGTCTTGCGATATCGGAGAGCTGATGAATAGCTGCAGGCATTAAAAAGCCCAGTCGAAACCGGGCTGTGTTGCACTCTTAGAACGCCACCGTATGTAAGAGCCAAGCGGTATGGGTGCGCCCATCACTGTTTATTTGTGCATGTATGAATCCTCCGTTTTGACAGTCAGCAGGAGTAATGCAGGTGTCCAGCGTCTGCTGGGTTGGCGTCCGCATCGGTCTGTACTTAGGCTGGTAAATGCCGGAGATCAGACCGATGCGTCCTAGTGCTTGGGAGTACCAGGGGCTCGGGCAGTTAGCGACAGGCTGTCGTGGCGCTGGTTGATTCGGGTTATACGGTCAGCTCAACTGCTTCGGCCCGGCGCACAAGGCGCATTTCGGCGAAGCGGCTTTCTGAGGGGCGGCGGTCGCGGCGTGACATTTGGCTATCTGTAGCTGCATGCATTGCAATCAGTCCGGCTAGTAGCAGGCAGAGCGGGGTGATGATCTGCCGCCGCATCGCTTCGGCGACCATCGCGCCCTGGCGGTGAACGCCAAGCTTGTACATGGCACAGGCCAATCGCTTGACCACGGTGCCCGGCGCAATGTCGAACGCTCTGGCTATCTCTTTGGCGGTCAGTCCCTGGGCAACTGACAGCACGAATTGCAGTTCCCGCGGCGCAAGGCCTCGGCCGAGGTGGCCTTTCCATGCACCGTCTACGATTGTTGATTCCATGATGTCTACTCGGTTGTTTTCCCGATGTACCCGGCAAGCCAGGTACAGCAGTGAAAGTGTCCGTGAAACGAATAGGCTTGCTTATGGCGATAACCTGGGGTTCTTGCTCACCGTCTTACCGAGGCTGATTCGGCGACACTCAGGGATGCTCAATCCTATAAATGTGCTAACGGCCTTTCCCGTCCGGCATTTTGTAGCTGTTGGTTGTTAAAGAGCGTTCCGGTTACCCGAGCCCTGTTGGGGCCTATCGAAGCCGTTAGGCAGCTCGATGAGGCAAAGATAAGCTAATGACTATTTTGTGTAAATAGGCATTGGCTAATTATTTCCCTGTGGACGTGAAAAAGCCCGCAAAGGCGGGCTTCAGTTTGTTGCCTGCAACAGGCGCTCGATTGGCTGGTTTACCCAGTCAGGTGGGCTTCAGCCGTACAGTTTGGCTGTCGACTTCAAGGCTTCGGTATGCAGAAAAATATCGTCCAAGGTTTCAATTGGGTGTCGAGTTTCTTTTTTATCAGCATCGAACAGGCCGAGGTATTTCTGTGCACGGTTGAAGTGGAGGCGTGCGATGGGCTTTCTGTTGTTGTCATCAAGAAGAATGCCGAAATAGCTCTGGGTGTCACGAGCAACAATGCGCTTGGCATCAACCTCGGTACGCACAATCGCTTTGACGATGTTGTAGCCTTCGGTTTCTTCTTCAGTCGTTACAATCAGATCCTTCTCTTCATCTGCCGGGAGTTCAACTTCTGGTGTAAGAGAGGGCGTCACGGGCTGACTTGAAAACACCGACTGAGTATTACCGCTTATAGCGGACTTGAGGCGTTCGTTAATTTGGTCACCCAGAAATTGCGATGTGGCCTTTCTGGTCAGGTGGCCGAACTGCTCGCGGACTTTTTGAGTAATGACGCCATCGTAAATTCGCGAAGCGAAAAGCCTTACGAAATCATCGTCAGGCTCATTGAATTGAGCTGCCAGGATGCGTTTGATCTGGCCGACATATTTGAGCTCGCCTGCAGCGCTGATGATGGAATCCACATCAAACGCCGATTTTGTCAGCTTTTGCAGCTCAGGGATGGCGTGCTCGTCGATGTTCAGGAGATCGAGCTCTAGAAAGGGCTTCTCGTCCATTTTGTTCGGGGCGTCCAGGTCAGTGAAGAACTTGTAGACTTGGCCGTTTGTAAGAATGGAGATGCGTGCGCTTGTAACATGGAAGTAGCGGAAGAGCTGGCCTGCATGGTTGATGTTCAACGGCTCGCCGATTTTCTTGCTTTCAATGAGGATCTGAATGGCACCATCTTTCAGGATTGCGTAATCAACCTTTTCACCTTTTTTCGTGCCGATATCGGAGGTGAACTCAGGCACTACTTCAAGCGGGTTGAAAACGTCATAACCAAGAATGGACTGGATGAAGGGCATGATAAAAGCATTTTTAGTTGCTTCTTCGGTTTGAATGGCTGCGCTCTGTTGTCGAATTTTTGCCGCTAATCCTGCGAGCTTTTCTTCAAATTCCATGATTCCCTCCCCAGGGAAAAATTTTCTACAGTTTGCGAGCATTCCATGCAAGAAGAACCCTTGCCTGGATATGGACGCGTTCGAGTTGTGCGCCTTCAATCACAATTGCCGGATAAATCGGGTTGTCAGAAATCATTCTCAGCGAGCCGCCGGTCATTCGCTGCAGCCGCTTGATGAACAGGTCGCCATCTAGGGTGAAGACGTAAATCGCGTCGGTACGAACATCTGTGATGCCACGATCTACAAGTAAAGCATCTCCGTTGCGAAAGGTGCCTTCCATGCTGTCGCCGTCACCATCAATGATGGCGAGGTTCTCAAGTTTGGAGAAGTTAAGGCCCTGGCTCTTCAGCCAGTCAACATGGACGGTGATATCCCGGATAACTTCAACATTGTGCTCCGGTGGCACACAGCCAGGCCCCATTGATGCAGAGACGTCGAAGTGGGGAATTGTGACGAAACTGATATCGGCACTTTTTATGCGGGAGCTGATAGGGACCACGTTGCTTTCCTTTTCGCCCCTAACGACATTGCTGTCAGCCGGGTTCGATATGGATAGAAACTCGGTCACACGATCACTCAGGCCCCAGTGCGATGGCTTGGCCACATCTGAAAAGTAGTCCATGAGCTGCATGAGCTTGGACTTGTCTATTCGCCCCGTCTTCACCCAGCCCTGGACAGACGGGGGCGCCACGCCGAAATCTTCGGCGAGCTTCTTTTTTGAAACACCTTTGGCGAGTCGAGCTTGCTCGATGGCTGCGCCTAATTCTTTACCTGTAAGCATTGCCTAATTAAGCCTATCCGCAGGTTGAGTAGGCAATAGCTTGTCCGTGATTAGCTAATGCCTTATATTTGCCCGGCGATCTAACGGAGAACATCCATGACACCAGCACAAGCAGCTCGGGAGGCGGCCCGCATCGTCGGGAGCCAGACCGATCTGGCAAAGCGCATTGCCGTCTCAGCCCCGACTGTCAGTCAGTGGTGCTCTGGTGACCGGCCAATTCCCCCACCAAGAGCTCTACAAATCGAAGCTTTGACAAAAGGCCAAGTGAAACGCGGTGACCTTTGCCCATCGTTTCCCTGGTCCGAGATAGTCGCGTAGTCCAGATATTCGATTGTCAGGCCGTTTGGCTCAAGGCAACAGCACCTCGGATTAGCTGTTAATCCATCCAGTTACCAAATCCTAGGCAAAAAAAAGCCGGTGGCTAGACCGGCTTCTTCACAACATATTTCGGGGGCCATTATGTGCACCATTTGCTCATCACGCAACACCGCTAACGTGATACCTCGCCTTGCACCATTGCTTGCCACGACCACCGCACAGGAGGCCGTGTAATGGCCCGCATCCGCACGATCAAACCCGAGTTCTGGACCAGTGAACAGGTCATGGAATGCAGCCCTTTGGCGCGCCTGTTGTTTATCGGCGTCTGGAATTTCTGCGACGACGCGGGCAACCATCCCCTGTCGTCCAAAACCCTGAAGGCACTGGTATTCCCGGGCGACGACATCACCTCGGCGAAGGTCGGTGAACTGCTCGCCGAGCTGACAACGAACGGGCTCATCGACCTCTATGAGATGTCGGGTAAAGAGTACCTGCACGTCAACGGTTGGAAGCATCAAAAGATCGACCGGCCTACGATCAAGCACCCTGCATATCGACTGACTATCGACGCTGACTCGGAGAATGCTCGACGAGCCCTCGCCGAGGAATCGCAAGATCCTAGACGAGCCCTCACCCCCGGAAGGGAAGGGGAATGTAAGGGAGAAAACCCACCCAACACGCACGAGTTGTTCGACCCACGCGAAATGGTCGCGATGACCCTGGACTGGTTGCCCGATCCAGAAACTCTAAAAACCTATGCCGTTCACGTTGGCCTAGCTGGAGCTCTGTTCACTCCAGCCGTGATTGCCCTGTTCACCTGCCACTACGAGCCGAAGGGTGTGATCAACACCCAGGCCGAGTGGGTGAGCATGCTGGTCAAGTGGGTGCAGCGTGATCAGGTCAAGACCGCCGGAACTAACGTCAGCCGCTTCCCGGGCAAGTCCCGTACTGACGAACCCTTTGACGACGAAGATACCGACTGGCTGCATCAGGAGGCCACCCAATGAATCAAGTTTCAGTAATCGCCACCGGCCTGTGGGCCAAGGTGCAGACCGGCCAATTTATCGCTGCCGATGAAAGCGAAAACATTCAGCCCGCTGCAGAACTGTCCCAGGCCACGGCCAAGGTCATCAACGGCCTGTTCCGCGAACTGCGTTCGATCTTCCCGGCATGGAAGCAAGCTTGGCCGGATATGGCGACCTACAAAGCGGCCAAGCAGCAGTGGATGCGCGGTTTTCTCGAAGCTGGGATCTGCAGCACCGAGCAGCTGCGCTTCGGCCTGATGCAGGCGCGCCAAGCCGCCAAGGACTTTGTGCCGAACGTGGGCGTTTTTATCGGCTGGTGTACGCCGACAGCGGAAATGCTCGGCCTGCCGAGGTTAGCTGCGGCTCACCGCGAAGCTTGCCGTAACGCGCATCCGTCGATGGCCGGCCAGGCCAAGTGGACCCACGATGCGGTCTGGCACACGGCCAAAGAGTGCGGGTTTGAAAACCTCAACCGGCTGTCCCACGACCTGAGCATCAAGCTTTTTGAGCGTAATTACACGATCACGGTACGCCGTATTTTGGCGGGCCTGCCGTTGCAGAAAATGCCGCTGGCTTTGCCGCCACGGGCCATTGAACGCAGCGCGCCCGAAGTCGGCAACAAGGCTCTGGCAGCGCTGCGGGCCATGCGTTCGGGAGGTGCTGCACATGCCTAATCCTCACATGGCTCTGGTTGAGCCGAGTGCCTATCGCTGGGCTGTTTACTGCGGCTCCTACAAGCTCGATTTGAGCCATAAGCCCGACCGGGCCGTTGCCCTGTTTGAGCATGAAAGTGCGGCACACACGTTTGGTCGCCTGATGTGGCCAACCACTTACGAAGTTGTCGACCGGCAACCCCCGCAGGAAGGTGACCGTTGAACACCAAAATCAAAACCCTGACGGTGAAGCTGTCGGACGCGGAAATTGGACGCAATGCCAAGCTCGAGCATGTTCGCGACCTGCGGGATGCCGGCCACCCGGCGCTTCACTTTCGCTTCTCAAAGAACCGCACCCGTGGTTCCTGGTACTTGCTCAACAAGCGCCGCTGGCACCGCATAGGAGCCTTCCCGGACTTGAGCGCCAAGCAGGTACTGGCCGCGCTGCCGGCCGTGCGCCTGCGGGTGTCGGCTGATGCGGGCTCGACCATTTCCCAGTGGACTACCACGGGCGAACTGCTCAACTGGTACGCCGATCGCATGGCCCGCGACCGCAGCCTGTCGGCCAAGCGCAAGAACACTGGCGCCTCGGCCATGAAGTGCCACCTGCTGCCGCGCCTAGGTGACATGCCGCTGGTAGAGGTCAACAAGGGCACGCTCGATACCCTGTTCATGTGGCCCCTTCAGGAAGCCCTTTCAATCGATTACGTGCGCTTGGCGTTCCAGTTGCTGGCCTTAGCATTCCGGCAAGCGTTGAAGCTGGGCCTAATCACATCCAACCCGATGGCCGCGATCAAGTTCAGCGACTTCTCCAAAGCCAAAGTCGGGATCAAGCCTTCGCGCCTGCGTGGTGTGCAACTGCAGGATCTGTTGGCTGAGCTGGAGCAGGTCATGGACAGTGAACCGGCTGACGCGATGCTGGCCCTGATGATGCTGTGCCACGGCACGCGAATAGGGGAGACCCGGCAAGCGCGCTGGCCGCATATCAGCCTGGCCGAACGCGAGTGGTTCATTCCAGCCGAGCACACCAAGACCGGCGTGGAGCATCACCTGCCACTGACTGACCAGGTACGTGGCCTGTTGATCCAGTACCGCGAAACCCAAACCGCCCGCGGCTATGACGGCCAGTACCTGTTCCCGGCGCGCAATGGAAAGGCGCTGAGCGAAGGGCAGGCCAGTGCCGTGTTCACCCGGTTGGGGAAGGGTGAGTGGACCAGTCACGATCTGCGCAAGGTAGCCCGCACCGGCTGGGCAGACCTCGGCATTGACCACCTGATCGGTGAGCTGCTGATCAACCACGCGATGGGCCACAACGTGAAGGTGTACATCCAGTCGGACGTGATGAGCCGCAAGCGTGATGCGCTGGAGAAGTGGCACGGCCATCTAGACCAGAAGGGTTTCGACCTGATCCACGGGCAGACAGGCGTTAGATTCGGAGAATCCGGTAATACGCTGGAAGCCTCTAACGGCAAGGCTTGCAGCGCTATTCAGAAAACAACCATAGGCGAGGATAAAAAATGATGATTCGCAAAACGCTGCACCGGCCTTTGGGTGATACCGAACACATGCTTGAGCAATGGGGGTGGTGGCGTATGGACGGGATGGGGGTTCCCAGTTATGCCTCGCCGATGTTGGCCCTGATGCGTGATGCGCTGCCTTCCCGCACGAAGTCGTACACCATCACTGATGAGTTGGCCTGTGCTGTTGATGGGGCGCTGGCCAGGCTGTGCAAGCGTGACCAGCAGATGGGGGACATGGTATGGCTTTACTACGGCTCCAAGTGGCCTGCAGTGCGTGTGGGCCGCCACTTTAAGGTGAGCGAGATGAAGGCGAGAGAGCTGATCAAGGCAGGCGTGGCTTGGATCGACTGCGTTCTGGAGACCCTACGCGAAGTTGCGTAAAAGGGCTTGTCCATATGGAATAGCTCTGTTTTCATAGCACCGTGTTTAGCTGTTGCAGCGGGACACATCTGACAAAGCCCAGCCATTGCGTTGGGCTTTTTTGTGCCTCTGAGCAATGCCTTAACTCATGTAGGCTTTCTTCAATGTCCCGCAGCTCTATCTCAAATACGAGTAGCGTCTTCTCCTGACGCAAGTATGTGAAACCCGGTTTGACTGAGTTTATTCGCGCATCCGCCGCTTCTCACTTTGTAATGCTTGGCCCCGTCTATCCACGCCGCGTTTGAGTCACCCCCAAACGTGGTCTTGGTTTGGGTGGTTTGTTCGAATATCTCGTAGATCCTCCCCGTGATGCTTTTAACCTCAAACTGATCCGTGTTTACGACCCTTGTCCTATCCATGGTTTCGTCCTTGTATTGATGCCAATGATGGTAGTGGCTTTTAGCCTTTACGCCTCATTGATCGACCTTTCATTCAAAGCTCCCAAAGAGGGAGGAACACGAGATGCCCCACATGCCAGAAAAAGACCCGTCATTCTGGGTGTTGGTAGTGACTGCTCTGAGAGAGAACGGCCTCGCCATGGTGCTTACGTTTGTACTGACCTGGCTCCGTATCCAATACGACGCCAAAGAGACAACCCCATGGCGTCAGTTCATTGAAGCAACACTTGGTGCACTCATCGTGATGGTGGTTGGTCTTACAGTTAAAGAGTTCGGCCTCAGCATAGCTTGGTCATTCGCTACAGCTGGTTTCATTGGTGTGCTCGGTGTTGAGTGGGCTCGTCAGTTGGGCAAGCGTTGGGCAGAGCGAAAAGCGGATGAGCTCTAAGATGAGAACATATCTCACTTGCTTGATATGCGAACTACTCGCATGTACTCAAATGACAATGCTTCTCGTCTCTCAACTCCTGCCGGGGACCCTAGGGAATATCCGGGGGTACGGGGTCGGAAACCCGCGGGAAATTTTTAGCCGCAGGCCTGAAAAGTTACTGAAATTTCCCTTACTGAAATTTCAATAATCGGGCTGTAAGCCATGTTCTAAAGGCCTCTCCGAAAATTTCAGTAAGGATTTCAGTTAGAAAAATTTCCGGCTGAAAATTTCAGTAAGAACAGGAGTGGGAAAAAGGCTCATGACAACGCCAATTTACCTCTCCAAAAAGGCCTTCGCGGACCGTATCAATAGGTCACCCAGCTATGTCACGCAACTCAAAGACAGCAACCGGTTAGTCCTAGCCCCGGATGGAAAGAAGGTCGATGTCCTCGCAACAGAGGCACTGATTCTCGAAACCCTCGACCCGAGCAAGGTCGGTGTCGCTGCTCGTCACCAGCAGAGTAGGGCTCAGCGTAATGGCGGAGAGCAGGCATCTCTCCCGTCACTGCAATTGTCGTTAGATGGCGAGCCCAACTTTCAAGAAGCCCGGGCGTTGCGCGAACATAACTTGGCGCAGTTGGCCGGGATTGATTTGCAGGAACGACAGGGGCTCTTGGTTGAGCGAAGCCGGGTGGAGATGGCGGCCTACAACGCTGGCCGTCTTTTGCGTGATCAACTCTTTGGACCGCTTCCCCAGATGGCTCATGAGCTGGCCGCTATGACAGATCCCTGGCTAATCGAAAAACACCTGACGGCAATTATCCGTCGAACGCTGGAAGAGGCCGAGCGCCTGTCTTCAGCGGACCTTGAGCACGCACTGACCCAGAACTGAACCTATGTACACGGAATTTTCTGACGGTGCCGAGGTGTACCGTGAGTCGTATTTTCGTGGGCTACGCCCCGATCCTGATCTCTGGATCGATGAGTGGGCTGATGAATACATGCGGATCCCTCGGGACACCGGAGCGCCTGAACCTGGCCAATACCACACCTCCCGTACGCCCTATGCGCGTGAACCCATGCGATGCCTGTCTCCTGCTCATCCATGTCGGCGAGTGGTCACGATGGTGGCGTCACAGTTGATGAAAACCCAGATTGCGTTGAACTGGATCGGTGGGCTGATTCACATGGCGCCGTCGAACATTCTGGCGCTGCTGCCAAGCCTGAGCCTGTCAAAACGGGTCTCCGGACGGATCAGCAAGACCATCAAGGCAACCCCGGCACTGCGTGAACGGGTAGCCGCCAATCGGTCACGTGATGTTCGTAATACTATGGATACCAAGGAGTTTGAGGGTGGCTCGCTGTACGTCACCACGGCAGGATCCGCGGCTAACTTGTCGGAGCTGTCGGCACGTTACATCTATGGTGATGAAGTCGATCGTTGGGAAACCGATGTGGGACAGGAGGGTGATCCGGTTGGCCTAGCCGAAACCCGAGCGACCAACTTTGGACGCAACGCAAAAATCTACTTCTCCAGTTCGCCAACCTTCAAAGGTGCGTCACGGATTGCGGCTCTGTTTGAGTCCAGTGACCAGCGTTACTACTACGTTCCATGTCCAACCTGTGGCCACATGCAGGTGCTGGAGTGGGAGCGACTGCACTACAACGATGATTACAGCGTCGTGCATTACGAGTGCGAAAACGCTGATTGCGATGTGCTGATTGAGGAGCACTACAAGACTGACATGCTTGCCCGAGGCGAATGGCGGGCTCACTCAATGAACGATGGGGAGACCGTTGGCTTCAACCTCAACGCGCTGTACTCCCCGACAGGCTGGTTGGCCTGGCGAACTCTTGCGAAGGAATTCGAGGAGGCGAAGAAAGCACAAAGCAAAGGTGATATGGGACTGATGCAGGTGTTCTATAACACCCGTCTTGCCAAGGTCTGGGATAGCGCTCAAGAGCAAACCAAGGCCGAAGTGTTGGTCGCCCGGGCGCGTTTGGAAACCTACACCCTCGGGACAATGCTGCAGGGTGTGTTAATGCTCACTGCCGCCGTCGATACGCAGGCCAACCGCCTTGAACTAATGGTGATGGGCTTTGGTGTGGGGATGGAGCGTTGGGTCGTCGATCACCAGGTGATCTGGGGCGACCCAGCGGACGATCGCACTTGGGCAGTGTTGGATGAAAAGCTCAAGGCCCGTTATCAGCATCCTTGTGGTGTAGAACTGGCGATACTTGCGGCAGGGGTCGACTCCGGCGGTCACCACACCGATGAGGTGTACCAGTTCTGCCGTTTACGTCGATGGCGCAACATCTTCGCCATTAAGGGCGCGAGCAAACCCGGTAAGCCGGTGATCGCGCAACGCCCATCAATGGTCGACGTTACCTGGAAAGGTCAGACCGAGCGCAACGGCGCGGAGCTATGGTTTGTCGGTACCGACACGGCCAAGGATTGGATTTATAACCGCTACCCGTTTGAAGACGGGCCGGGGGCTTTGCACTTTGCCAACGACTTACCCGACGAGTTCTTCGACCAGTGCGTGGCTGAGCGCAAGGTCGCTCGATACGTACGCGGCAATACCATTCGTATCGAATGGACGAAGGGCAAAGGCGACCGAAACGAAGCCCTCGACCTGATGGTGTATTGCTTGGCAATGGCCCATTACTTGGGCATTAACCGATACCAGGAACGTGACTGGGAGCGGATTCAAAAAGCCTTGGCGCAAGCCAGCCCGACCGGTGAAAAACTAATCAGAGCTGAGCGGCTCGCCGTTCCGCTGGCCCCCACGCCAGTGGCAACGCAGCAACCGGCTGAGTCTGCTTCATCACCCGAGTCTCCAGCACCAACCCCGGCAGCTCCACCGCAGCCGGTCGTACGCCCCCCACAACGTCGCAGCTCCAGCAGCGGCTATCTCAAGAGACGCTGATTATGTCCTTTACCCAGAAGCACCTCGACGCGGTTGAGGCGGCCATCGCTCGCGGTGAGAAAACTGTGCGCTATGCCGATCGCACCGTGGAGTACCGCACGGTGGATGAGTTGCTCAAAGCCCGCGATCAGATCCGCACTTCGCTGGTCGCCTCGGCAGGGCCACGCGCGCGGGTCATACGGCTCTTCCACGGAGGCAAGGGACTCTAATGCCGCGCCAATATCCAACCCTGACCCGCAACGGCTTTTTGCTGCCGGAGCGGATCAAAGCCAGTTATGAAGGGGCCGGAGAGGGCAGGCGTTCAGCCAGTTGGGACGCGCCCGATATCGGCATTAACAGCATCAATACCCCAGCATTGCGCAATCTGCGCTCCCGTTCGCGGGCGGCAGTGCGTAATGACCCGTATGCCTTCAACGTCATCGACAAACGCGTTAGCAACCTGATCGGTACCGGCATCACTCCGAGACCCAAGATCGATGACGATGCCCTGCGTAAAGTTCAGCAGGAGTTGTGGGAGGACTGGGTGGACGAGTCGGACGCCGATGGCCTAACCGACTTCTACGGCCAGCAGGCCTTGATTGCGCGCACCGTGGAAACGGCTGGTGAATGTTTTGTGCGTCTACGGCCTCGCGGTCTAGAAGAAGATCTGGCGGTACCGCTGCAGCTCCAGGTACTGGCTCCCGAATTTGTGCCGCACGACAAGTTTGAACCGGCCAAAAACGGCAATAGCATCCGTGCCGGTATCGAGTTCAACCCGGCTCACAAGCGCGTGGCGTATCACATGTACCGGGTTCACCCCCGCGATGCCTCGTCACTGAACGCCGGTTACAACCAATTGGTGCGTGTACCGGCCGAGCAAGTACTGCATATCTTTGAGCCGGTCGAACCTGGGCAGTTGCGTGGCGTGCCGCGTTTGGCGCCGGTGCTCAAGCGCTTGCGCAGCCTGGACAACTACGACGACGCGGTGCTGTTCCGCCAAGAGGTAGCCAACCTGTTTGCGGGTTTTATCAGCAGACCTCCACCCGAGGCCACACAGCAACCCCGCGATCCGGTCACCGGCCAGTTGTTGACCGAAGACCGCGACGGCTTCACGCCGATGGTCGCGCTGGAGCCCGGGACCATGCAGGAACTGGGACCGGGTGAGGAGGTGGAGTTTTCCAAGCCACCTGACGCGGGCAACAACTACCCGGACTTTATGCGGCAGCAATTGATGGCCGCTGCGGCCGGTACCGGGACGCCATACGAGATCCTCACCGGTGATATGCGCGAGGTCAACGACCGGGCGCTGCGGGTGGTGCTCAACGAATTCCGCCGTCGCCTGGAGCAACTGCAATTTGGTGTGTACGTCCACCAACTGTGCCGCCCGGTTCGGGCCGCATGGATGGACATGGCCGTGTTGGCCGGTCGCCTCAAGCTGGACGACTACGCGCAACGGCGTCGCGAATACCTGCGCACTCGTTGGGTACCGCAGGGCTGGGCCTATATCCAGCCGGTGCAGGATATTCAGGCGCGAATGATGGAGGTCAATGCGGGCTTCAACTCCCGCAGCGAAATGGTCCTGCGTTCGGGCTATGACGCCGAAACCGTCGACGCTGAAAACGCTGCTGATCAGGCCCGCGCCCAAAAGCTCGGCCTCAACTACAAAACGCTCGTCGATCAGCCTGAACCGGCCGCTGACAAGGAGACACCATGATCAAGCAACAACCGCTACGCATTTTCAACAAGGCCGGTGACCCACCGGCGGCGCAGGGCAAACATTGGTACAGCCTGAAAGCCAGCGGCGAGGCCGAGGCCCGTAGCATCGAAGTCTATGTCTATGGCGAGATTGGAACCTGGGGCATCACTGCCAATCAGTTTGTCCGAGACCTTGCCGCGCTCGATGACGGCGTATCGCCGATCGTGGTGGCGTTCAACAGCGTCGGCGGTGACCTGTTTGACGGTCTGGCCATTCACAATGCGCTGTCGCGCTTGGGCGAGCGCTGTACCGGCCGGGTTGATGCTCTGGCAGCCAGCGCGGCCAGTGTTGCGGTGTGTGGTGCGCACAAAGTCGTGATCGCATCTAACGCCATGCTGATGATCCACAACCCGTGGACCTATGCCGCAGGCGATGCCGAAAATTTGCGCAAGGTTGCTGCAGCATTGGACCAGGCGATGGAAGCCATCATTGCCGCGTACAAATCCAAGGCCCCGGACATTGATGAGGCCGAACTGCGGCGCATGGTCAACGCTGAAACCTGGCTCACGGCCAGCGAAGCAGTAGCCCTGGGCTTGGCCGATGAAGTAGGCGAGGGCGTCTCTGTCAAAGCCTGCCTTGGCCAAGGTGGTGCATTGCAGCGCTATCAGCACGCCCCGCAGGCATTGCTGGCCCAGCTGGATGAACCGCCGGAGCCAGCCCCAGAGCCAACTCCGGCCCCCATTCCACCTGAACCCGAAAAGCCTCCCATAGTGGACTCCACCAAGCTGGCCTTGCTGATCACCCAAAGCTGCAATACGGCAGGTATCAGCAACCTGATCGAGTCGCTGATCAGCAGCACAAAGCTGGCCGATGAGGCCACGGTCAACGCCGCACTGACTAATGCCAAGGCCGTGCGCGATCTGTGCGTAGCGGCGCGTTTGCCGGAGTTCACCCAGGAGTTTGTCGCGGCCGGGCTCAGTGCTGAAGCCGTGCGCGGCCGCCTGTTCGACAAGCTGGTCAGTGGTGGTGGTTTTGAAATCGACAACAGCCTGCCGATCGGCGATGACCCGGTGCCGAAATTTCAGGCCAAACAACCTGATCCACTCTCGATCTGGGCGGCGCGTCAGTCGGCACAGAGTGGGCAATCTAAATCTGCAAAAGGTACGAGAGCATGACGATTCAATACGAACAGCGCCACGCAGGTGAATTCCTCTTGTCCGAGGGTGCCGGCAACATCTCGCGTGAAGCGATCAACGTTGCGGCCGGGGCTGCGCTTGAACCCGGCCAGATTCTGGGCCTGATCACCGTCACCGGCGAGTTTGCGCCGTATCAGCCGACTGCCGAGGACGGTACGGAAAACGCTGTCGCCATTCTCTACGGCCCGCTGGGTGAGTCGGATGTCGTGCGTCGCGGTCGCGCCGTGGTGCGCCTGGCTGAGATCAGCGAAGTGCACCTGACCGGCCTCGATCCTGCAGCTGAAAAGGCGTTGGCTGCCCACTTCCTGATCGTCCGCTAAGGCGAGTATCCCTGTTTACCCGTCCCGCCCAGTGCGGGATTTTTCGTTTCTGGAGAGTACCTCATGGCCGATATCGCCATTTTTGAAGACGATGCGTTTAGTGTTTCGTCGTTGACCGCTGCACTCAATGATCAGGAATATTTGCCGGGTCGTATCAGCAGCTTAGGTCTGTTCCGCGAAGAGGGTATTACTACCCTGACCGTGCAGATCGAAAAGGATGGCGACACCCTGGCATTGGTGCCGGCGGGTGAGCGTGGCACTTCCGGCCTGGTGGTCGCTGGTACCAAGCGTCACATGATTCCTTTCAACACCGTGCACTTGCCGGAGCGCTTCACCATTAAGGCGGATGAGATTCAGGGCATCCGCGCCTTCGGTACCCGCAGCGAGCTGCAAGCCGTGCAGGATGTGGTTAACCGGCGCCTGTCCAAGGCCCGCCGTCAGTTGGATGCGACCCACGAATTCCAGCGCATGGGCGCCTTGAACGGACAGATTCTGGATGCCGATGGCACCACGGTCCTGCTCGATCTTTACAAGACCTTTGGCGTGACGCGCAAAAAGCAGTCGATGGGCCTCAACGATCAGGCTACGGAGTTGCGTGTGCGTTGCTCCGATGCCCTGGACCTGCAGGAAGATGCGCTGGGTAACATCACCAGTACCGGCTCTCGCGCATTCTGCGGCAAGAACTTTTGGAACAAGCTGGTTACGCACAAATCGGTCAAGGAAACCTACCTCAACACCATGCAGGCCGCGTCCCTGCGCGGCGATGCCCGTGAAAGTTTCGAGTTCGGTGGCATCGTCTGG